CGCATCGCTACTCAGGCCCGCATCTTGTATGGACTTCAACTAAACCCTGAAGTCCTGTGGAACCTGGCTCCATGGAGCTGGTTGGTAGACTGGTTTGCCAATGTTGGTCCGTTACTTCGTAACGTATCAGCATTCCAGAATGACCAGCTCGTCCTTCGCTACGGGTATGTTATGGATCGTCATCAACGATCCCATACCCTCCATGCAACAATTAAACCCATTCAAGGGAATAAGTTGCCTGGATTGTACACGCAGCTTCACAGTTTAGACTGGAAGCGTCGTGAACAAGCGACACCATACGGATTCGGAGTTGCCTCCTCGTCGTTCACCATACGGCAGTGGGCAATCCTTGCGGCACTGGGCATAACCCGTGCACCAAGGACCCTTCCCTGAAGAGGGATCGGCACGCACCACACCTAGGTGTGTGCTTTCACTTACGTGCTTACAAGCACGTTCCCCAGAAGGAGAAACGCCTTGTTTTCCGATCCTCAGGCCGTTACGGTTTCAGGCTCTGCAAAGAGCCTGAACCGGACCAATTCCACCGATTCAGGTGGTAAGTGGTCGACACCGGCCCGTGACTATTTCATGACTGTCAGTCATGCATATGGTCGCAGGCACCGTCACACGGTCCGTCTTCAGTTCGATTCGCTTGTCGCGAATCCCCTGGTGTCGGGCCAGAACGTGAACCAGTCGATGACAGCGCTGCTGACCATCGACGTTCCTCCTGGCTACGACACCGCCACGGCGAAAGCTGTTGCGGATGGCTTTCTTGCCAACCTCTCAGCCACGTCGGGAGCCAACCTCACCAAGTTGATCGGTGGGGAAGGCTGATCTAGAGACAACTTCGGAAGCACAAGGCAGGGATTCACTTACCCCGAAAGGGGGTGTGATGAAAAGCCTCATGCTTCTCTGGAGGGATGTCGCCCAAGACTTGGGCGACAGATGCGCCGCTAGCACCACTCGTGACTTTGTTACGGTCACGAGGCGTATCGAACACGAAGGTATATCGTTCCTAACGATTACCCTTCCTGACTTTGGCAGGGACTTCGATGAAGCCCTTGACCAAGGTAAGGTGGATCACGCTCACTTCTCTGGTTTTAAGAGAAGGAGAGGTCTCCCCCAATTTCTTGGAGGTTTCCTTGATCTTGTGTTCGATCGTTTGACAGGTGTTCTCCTGCCGGAACCATCTACAGCGGCAGTACAAGCTATACGTCAACTGACGCGCTTGTACTCTAAAGTTTCCCTCAAGTGTTCATTCGCTCGAGAGAAAGCCGCCTACGATGACTACGTCAGAACGGACGCGGAACTGGAAGAAGTCGAGAAAACGTGGTCGGAAAGTAACATCTCCGACTTCAAACGCGTTTCCCGGCTTCTCTTTGGCACTACCCTCGCTATTATGGATGATCTCCACAATAACGGGGGCCTCGTACCAAAACATGGCCCCGGTGCTACAGCAGACAAACTCCGCGGAAACGCGAAGTTTGCTCTGTCTGAATGGACCTGGAGACTCGAGTCAGGCGGATTCCACTCCGTGGATTTCCTTGTGCCTAATCAAAAGTTCTGGCACAGACTTGAGCATGTCCAGTTCGCTGAGCCCGAGAACGAACGACCCTCAAGGGTCGTTGCTGTTCCCAAGACTCTGAAGACACCTCGCATCATTGCAATCGAGCCTACGTGTATGCAATATACACAGCAGGCTGTTGCTGAACCACTTGTTCAATTACTTGAGAAAGATGTACTCTCAGGTAGCTTTGTTGGGTTTACCCAACAAGAACCGAACCAGATTCTGGCTCGACGTGGCTCTTCTGATGGATCATTAGCTACACTAGACCTTAGTGAAGCTAGTGATCGTGTCTCCAATCAGCTTGTCAAGCATTTGTTTCATGGCTTTACGCATCTTTCAGATGCTGTTCAGTCATGTCGCAGCTTGCGCGCTGATGTGCCTGGTTATGGGTATACCCCTCTAACCAAGTTCGCGTCTATGGGTTCTGCTCTTTGTTTTCCGATTGAGGCAATGGTTTTCGCAACCGTTGCTTTCGTTGGGATTGAAAGAGCGAGAGACCACCTGCTGACCAAGAAGGACCTACAGGCTCTTCGCGGTCAGGTGCGCATCTATGGGGATGATATTATTGTCCCCACAGAATATGCGGAATCTGTCTCTTCGGCCTTGAAGCTTTACGGCTTCAAGGTCAATGTTCACAAGAGTTTCTGGACTGGCAAGTTCAGAGAGTCTTGTGGCAAGGAGTACTTCGCCGGCCATGACGTATCTATAGTCAAGGCTAGGAGTGTACTTCCGAAGAGCAGACAGAACGTAACCGAGCTGATTAGCACGGTCAGCCTCAGAAACCAGTTGTACTGGGCTGGGTTTGACCGGGCCGTCAGGCGTCTTGACAAGCGTCTGGAAGGAATTCTCAAATTCTATCCTTTCGTGAGTCAAGATTCTCGGTTGTTGGGTCGGGAGACAGCCAATGACAGTTTAACTGTCGATGGTTGGCACCCACGGATCCATGTACCAACTGTAAAAGGTTGGTCCCATGGTTCCAGGATTCCTCCGAGTAAACTATCGGAGGAGTTCGCCCTTCTCAAGTACTTCCTGAAAAGAAGCGTAGAGCCATACGCTAGGGAGCATCTTGAACGTTCTGGACGTCCAAGAGCCGTCAGCATCAAGCTCTTGAGGGCCCCTGTCTAAACAGGGGGTGGAGTAATCCACTAAAAGGAG